GAGTACTCAATAATATAATTTAATTAACATGGCAGAAACATTAATCTCCGCAGGTGTTCTTACAAGAGAAAACGATATATCCTTTATCGCTCCAGCACCACTAGAGGCAGGAGCAGCAATTGTAGGACCTACAGTAAAAGGACCTGTTGAAATTCCTACGCTGGTAACTTCTTACGGTCAATACCAAAACACTTTTGGAGTTACTTTTACTTCTGGATCTACAAAACAAGAATTTTTAACCTCTTTAGCTGTTAAATCCTATTTTAACAACGGTGGTAACTCAGTATTAGTTACTAGAGTTACAAACGGGTCTTTTACTTCAGCAGAAGATACAGGTATTACTCCTGCATCAGGAAGTACAGCTCCATTCACTATTAAGACTATTGGTCAAGGTGCCGTACTAAATAGCAGCAGCTCATTAAATTCTGATGGTTCTCTAACTAGTGGAACAGCAGATAATCTAAGATGGGAAATTTCCAACGTTGATAATTCAACAGGAACATTCTCTCTATTAGTTAGAAGAGGTGATGATAGTACTAGTAACAAAATTATTCTAGAGACTTGGAACGATCTTTCTTTAGACCCAAGCACACCTAACTATATCGAGGCTGTAATAGGTAATCAGTATAAGCAAATTGCAACTGACGGCAGTACTAAATATATTAAAACATTAGGAGAGTACACTAACAAATCTAACTACATTTACATTAGTGGAGTTAATCGCCAAACATTAAATTATTTAAGTACAGACGGAGTAACAGTTAATAACGACTCTGACAGCAATTCTTTCTCAGGTTCTCTTCCTTCTGCTGGATCAGGTACATTTGAATCAGCAACAGGAAATCTCGTTTCAGGAGGTGAAAACTATTTTGGAGATATAACTAGTGCAGATACACAAGGATTAACTGGAACAGATTATGACGATGCTATTTCATTGCTCAACAACCAAGATGAATATGTATTTAATATTATTTCTGTACCTGGTTTAACTAAAGCTGATCATGCTACACAAGTAGATGCAGTTATTTCTCTTGCAGAATCTAGAGGAGATTGTATTGCAGTAGTAGACTTAGATGGATACGATACAGCAATTGCAACGGCAGTTCAAGCAGCACAAGGACTAAATAGCTCTTATGCAGCTACTTATTACCCTTGGTTACAGATGCAATCATCCACAGGGAAACTTGTATGGGTACCAACATCAGTCGTTATTCCAGGAATATATGCTTTCACAGATGGAGCAGCAGCACCATGGTTCGCACCAGCAGGTTTAACTAGAGGTGGAATTGGTGACGTTATCCAAGCTGAGAAAAAAATTAACTAGAACTCAAAGAGATACACTATACAGTGCTAATATTAATCCAATTGCTACATTCCCAGGAAGCGGAATTTCAGTATTTGGTCAGAAGACTCTTCAAAAGAAAAAATCAGCTCTAGATAGAGTAAACGTTCGTAGATTATTGATTGATCTTAAGAAATTCTTAGGAGATACTGCTAAATCTTTAGTATTTGAGCAGAATACTAACGCTACAAGAAATAGTTTCTTAGCAACAGTAAATCCCTACTTAGAATCAGTAGTACAACGTCAAGGTCTTTATGCTTATAGAGTAGTAATGGATGAAACAAACAATACTGCTGATACTATTGATAGAAATCAATTAATCGGACAAGTATTTATTCAACCAGCAAAAACAGTTGAGTTCGTAGTATTAGATTTTACTATTGAGCCAACAGGAGCAACTTTTACAGCATAATTTGAAACAACAATATTTATAATAAACAAATAAAATGGCAGTATTAGATCCCAACGAAATAATGTTTAGAGCTTTTGAGCCTAAAGTACAGAATAGATTTATCATGTATATTGATGCTATTCCAAGCTTTATGATCAAAAACGTAACAGCTCCAAACTTCACTGACGAAGAAGTCAAACTTGATCATATGAATACTTATCGTAAGATAAGAGGAAAAAGAGAGTGGGGTAATATGGATATGACTTTATATGATCCGATTACACCTTCTGGAGCACAAGCAGTAATGGATTGGGCTCGTCTTTCTTACGAATCAGTTACCGGTAGAGCCGGATATTCAGATTTCTACAAAAAAGATTTAACGCTTAACGTACTCGGACCTGTAGGTGATGTAGTTAGTGAGTGGGTAATCAAAGGAGCATTTATCGTTGATATGGCTCAGGGATCATTTGATTGGGCTACTTCTGACGTTGCAGAACTTACTATTACAGTAGCGATGGACTATTGCGTTCTTAACTACTAATTCCACCCGACA